GCCCGCCGTCCGCGCCGATCGCCTTCGTCCCGATGCTCGGCGTATTTGCGATCCCCAAAGGCTCGTTTCCGACACCGCTCCCGCGCAACGCTGCCAAATCGATCGCCAAAGCCAACGCTGTCGCGATATCGCGCTGCACGACACCCTCGGCGCCGGGGTTCGACATCTTGATCAGCCTGTTCGACAACGGCGTCAACGCGCTGCACTGCTTCGGGGTCAACGAAAGCAACGAGAACCCTGCCTGGCTCTTTGTGATCGCTGCGTTCTCCGCTACCCAGTACGCAGTTGCCCCGCTGTCCTGCCGTGCCATTTCCACGGGCGAACTGGTCAAGCCGTCCATCATCGTCGCGCCCAATTGAATCGCGACCGATTCCGCGCGCAACATTTCGATCATCGTGGCGAGGTACACGGGCGGGACAAGGTTGCCGCCGGCTGATCCGGGCGTGGTCCCCATGTCGCGCTGCAATTGCTCCGCGTATGTCCGCATCACTTCTTGCTCGTGCTCTGCTCCCTTCCACACGTTGAACACCATCCCGCGAACGACCTTCAAGATCGAAAACGGGTGCTTCTTTGCATATTCCTGGTCCAGGCCCGGAATCTGGTGCTTCTCGATCGCTGCTTTCAATTCCGCGTTTGCTGCTTCCAACGCGTTGATTTTCTCCTGCAGCTGGTTCATTTTCGTGGTCATCTCTCCCGATGTCGTTTCGCCGCTTTCGATCTTCGCTTTGATTTCTTCCATCAAAGCCCGCAATTGTTCGAGCTCGTTCATTTTTCACTCCCTTTTGAAAGATGCGCCTTGATCCCCTGGCCGATTCTGAACAGGTCCCCGTATACTGATTTGGGTTTGGGCTCTGGGCTTTCGCCACCCGCACCATCAGCAGCACGATCGACCAATTCGCGCAAATCGACCGCGAGTTTGTCGATGACTGCTCGCAGTTCACTCAGCGCGGTTAAAATTTGCTTGCCTTCCTCGTTCGATTCCAAAACAGCCTCCAACTGCTCCGACACATCGTCGATCTCGACGCCCAACTGCTCCGCCATATCCCAAAACGATTTGAGGTCATCGTATGCAGGCGGCTCTTTGTCGAAATCCTTGTAATGCTTCGCAAGGTGAGTATAACACTTCTGCCGATCCGCCTCCGGGATGTTCGTTTGCTTCAATCGCGCCATGGCATTCGCGACTGCCCGCCAATTCGTTTTGTACCCGTCGACGTGGTGATGGGGCAATTTGTAACTGCCTTTCACGTCCGGCTCGTCCGCGTTGTACCATGTGCACATCACCAACAACTGATCCGTTGTCGCTTCCTTGATCTCTGCCGACGCGCTCCAAGCCGCATCTACATCCGCCAACGGCCATTTTTTGTACGGTATCACCTTGCGCTCCTCAACCGATGGAACGATCAACGTCTTGCTGTTCAATGAAACCAACGCCCGATCCAACATCGATTTCAGGATATCACTCGGCGCCGATTGCACGTTCCCATCTTTGCGCGCCCGCTCCAACTCGTCCTTTGTGATGATCCCTTTTCGAACTGCCTTCACGAAAAGCCCATCTTGAACCAAAGCCGCGGGGTTTGCCCCGATCGAGCAAACCGAATCCTCAAGCAAAATTTGTTTTAGGAACACGACTCCCCATTTCCCAAGTCCAAGCTTTTTTCTCTCCTCGTCGTCCTCGACCTGCATGATCTTCAACGGAATAAACCCCACGCTGTTCCCTTTCAAAAACCCGCCATCGATCATTTTGAAAACCGTATCCGCCCACGGGTATTGATCCGCCGTCATGAACAGCGCGTCGATCATCAACGATTGCTTGTTCTCGACCGATGCCTTGATCCCCGACCCGATTGGCGGCATGTAATAATCGTGCGCCCACATGATCACCGGGTTCGATTTGAACCGCGTCCGCAAATCCCACCCGTCCGCCTTGATGATATCGCCGTATGAATCGACCGTCTCATCCGATGCCAAAAACCGCTTGACGCGTCCCTCGTATTCATCGCGCCACGGCAACTTGCGCTCCTCGCACAATTCCCGTATCTCTTTCAATGTCAACGGCGAATTCACGACCGGGGACTCCGCCCGTTGCTGCATCAAAAACAACGATCCGTCCTTTGCTTCCCCGCATGCCTCGTTTTCTCTGTACCTGTCCATCACGACGCGAATCTCGTCCGGCGTCATTTCGCGCGCCGACTTGATCTCGATCCCGAGTAGTTCGATTGGATTCATGCGATCCTCCTTTATATTACTGGCAATTCCACGCACCGACAATTGATCACCTGATCCGCCGGCCCTTCCGGGTCGTTCGGGTACATCAATTTCCCCGATTGCCCGATATCCGTCATATAATTATGGCCGATCGGGACCGGACCCAACGACCCGAAAATCTTGTGTGCTTCCCGAACGTCCTCGTCTCCCGCCGTGTTCCATTCCTTTTTTTTGATCCCTTCGCCCTCAAGGTTCGCATGCCTCACCATTCCCGAAATCTGCGCCGTCTCCGTCCTCGCGATCCGCAACGTCGCGTATGGCTTTTGGGCGTTGTTAAACTGCTTCCTGATCCTCGTCGAAATCTCCGTCACCGTCTCGTTTTCCTGCATGCCCTCGACGATGTTGTCGCGCAACGCCATCCAAAACTCATCGGTCACGATCCGAATTTTGTTTTTCTTCAATTCGATTTGTGCCTGAACGCGCGGGTCGTTCAAATTCCACGGGTCCGTATTCAATTCTTGGGATGTTTGCTCCAATGCCAATCGGCTCGCCTCCTCGTAAAACGGCAAGCTGATCTGCCCCAACTTTGCACCCCACACGTCACGATCAAACAAAATGCTGTTCAACTCCCCCTCGCTCGGCATGTCCTTCGTCGATTGCTCCCATTTCGCGATCTGCTCTTTGCGCAATTCATACCAAAACGAATGGATTTTTTCCTGATACGGCCCCTCGATCGGCGACAAAACGTTATTCACCCACGCCTGCCATTGTTTCCCCTTGTCGATCTGTCGCTTCAATCCTTTTGATGCTCTATCGATTTTGCGAATCATGTCCGCGTTGTTATCGTTCCCGTCGCCACCTTGTGCAGGGTTCTCCGTGCTTTCGCTTTCCTTATCGCTGATCGGAACAAGGTTAAAAGGCACCCACCAACTTCCCATCCATCCGCGCTTCGGAAATTTCAATTCCATTTGATCGATGATATCCTCTGTCGGAATACCGATTTTGCTGTACCTCTCCGCGACCTGGGATTTTTTCTCCTCGTCCGCCCGCAATGCCTCGACGTTCGACAAATCAAACATCACATACCAATCCCTCGCATCCGGCTTTTTCATCATCTTCGAATTGATGCTATCCTCGTAATACACCATACGAGGAATCGCGACTTGATTCCAAAACTGCTTGATCGCCGCGAATGCCGTCGCCATGTTGATATCTTCATATATCGACGCGAGGATCTTCGGCGTCCTGAAACCCGCAAACGTCTCGTCTCTGTTCCATTTGCGCCCCTCCAAAAATTGCATGTCCTGATGCGTCCTCGGATTCCGATCGTACTTCGCCCCATGCGTCAACAATGCCGTCTTTCCCTGCTTTTCCGGCCCTTTGTGCCTGTCGTTCCATGCCCTCAATATGTCTTTCCGCTGCGTATCGTTCGGGTCCCCTGGAACCGTCAAAATGCCGCCGGGCTCTGCGCCATTATCGAAAAACGCCTCGTTGTATTTTGCTGATTTGTGATCCTGGCTCGCCGCCTCTTTCACCGTTTCATAATCCCCCAACCCATCCAGCGGGTCGTACGGATTGTAATCGTAGAACCACAAAACTTGGAACAACTCGAATCTCTTATGATCCTGCGCGTCCGAATCGTACCTCCAACCCTCGATCGCTCCATCCTTCACGTACGGAAGAATTTTCTTTTGACCCATGGGCCAAATGCGCGCCGGCCATTCTGTCGCCGCGCTAATCGGCTTCCCGTCGCTCCCCTGCAACAACCAAAACGCATCCCCATCCATCGCCAGCAAAACCGTCGTCGCTTCCCACAACTGCGCCTTTGTCATCAACGGATTGACATCGTGAAACGTGCTGTATACCGGCCCGCCGTCCATGATCTCGAAATCGCTCGCCCTCAACATGGCTTGGCCAAACTCCTGCCGATGCTCAGAATTTATTGCCCGTATCGTATCCATCAATTTCGGAACTCTGCTTTTCGAACGATCGCTCGTTTTCTTGTCCCTCACGATCAAAAACGGAACGCTCGCGATCGTCGTCGCAATCGACTTTACACATGCATGTGTCCAAACGTGTTGACGATACGGCTGCGTGATTTCCTTGTCGTTCATCCGCAACCGAATCGATTTGAAAAATGTCGAATCGTCTAACTCTCGGACGTTCGCCCATTTGTTCGCGAAAACAATCGTTGCAACGTCATCTATCTCAGGCATTTTCACCCCACAGTCACGTATTGCTTGACATCCTTTTCATCAAAGAACACCTGTGCAACCGCATCGCCCGCGTCCGTTGATCTTCCGATCCGTTCCCTGATCGAATCCTTCGATTCGACTGCGATTTTCCCCCCGCTCGTCGGCTTCCATTTCGGCGCGCTCAAATCACCGATCAAATCCGGATCATCCGGCAAACAAAGATCATCCCCCGTTTCCGGGTCCAATCGCTCTCGCAATCCCCACCACATCGCCGACCGCAAATTCACAAACCCCAGCGTCCCCGTCCTGTCCGTGCATTTTACAGATTCCGCCGCGTTGATCGGTATGCACCTGCTCCCGATCTGCTCTTTCAACCTGTCGACGATGCCCGACCCTATCCCAATCACGTCCGGCTTTGCGATTCCTTCGTTACCAATCGCGAGCATTATCCGCCCGACCGTCACCATGGTATCCGCCGTCTGTTGCCTGGAATAATAATCGAGTTTCGAGATCACGTTTTTGTATCGATATGCGAACGCCGTCCGATCCCTGCCACCGCGCGAAACGTCCGCCCCCAGCTTCACAATCCCCTCAACAACTCCTCCCGCTTCCTTCCATGCGTGCCACCTATTCACCGCCGCATAAATCCATGCCAACGGGATCAGCGTATCGCTCGACTCCTCCGCAAATTTTCCCCAAACCCGGTTGATGTATACCGGGTTCGTCGACATCCACTCCCGCCTGCGCTCCCGCGCCCACGGCATCGAAATGCGTCCGGCCCTGATCGCATCTCTCAACGATACCTGGATCACCGTCCAGCTTTCGTTTCCAGGCCGTTTCGCACAAATATCGTAAAACTTCCCCGCCGCCTCTCCCGGCGTCGACATCGCGATTTGCAAATGATGCCCCGGAGACGAAAACGCCCCCTCCATCGCGTCCCACGTTGACCTCGGAATGCTTTTCGCCTCGTCATAAACGCCGGCCACGCGCAACGCGTGAGCCCCTTCTATCGTCGCCGGATTCGTGCACGCGACCGCGAACGCCTCCGATTCGTCATAAAATCGCGCCTGCCGCGTCAACAACGTAGGCTGGAAACCGATCTTTTGCCAATTGACCCGACCGCTCCATTTGTGAATCTCAGGCCAAAGGAAATGCGTCAATTGCCGCCACGCGCTCGCCGTCGTCGGGATTTTGCAATCTTCTGAAACGCTTCCGCACCACAAAATCAGCAACGACCCAAAAACCGTTTTCCCGATCCCATGCGGCCCGATCAATGCGATTTTGCGCGCCCCGTCCTGAATTGCCCCAAACGCTTTTCTCAAATACCTCGGCAAGCTCACCTCCACAAATGCGTCGATCCAATCCAAAGGCCGCGTATAATAAAAATCTTTGTACTTTCGCAGTGGGTCGTTCTGCTTCCTGCGCAACGCGTAAACACTGAACGCCATCATTTCCAGGCGTTCTTTCGGCAACGTGCCGATCGCCTTGCGCAAATCCCTTTCGTTCATCTTGCCGCTATCACTGCGCCCGCTGCTTTCAATGCCGCGTCCGTCGTTGTTGCCCTGAACCGCCGCACCGAATACGGGTAATACGTCCCGCCCTTGACGACCAACTTCGTCGCGACCGCGCTATTCGGATCGACTCCCGTGATGTACATCGTCCCATCGACGTTGACGTGAAACCCTCTGCAAAATTTTTCCGTCCCATCCGCTGCCGGGATTTTGAAATCCGCGTCGTCCGACCATGTGACATCTTTCCAAACGCGCGCGCAACTGATTTTCTCGTCGACCTTGTTTGTCAAATCTTCGGGTGTTGCCGTCATTCCTTGCTCCTTTTATGGTAATGTTCCGAAATCTCCGAAATTGCCGAATGTCATAGGATTCGACGACTCGCCCGATGCCAATGGCGGATGATCGCTTTCCTCGCCGTAGGTGCCAACGAGCCCGGCGCTTTCGCCAGGCCCGATTGACCCCATAAGGAACGGCAACACCACGAACGGGAAAAGCGCGTTCATGACCGCCGAGGATTCTGTCTTGTTGTCGACCGACATTTATACCCCTATGCGAATTTCGGCCGCGTCAACGTGCCAGTGGCGCCGCCCGTATCCGTCACCGTGCATGTGCCGAGTGCCGTTGTGTCGTCCTTGTTCACCTGCAACGCCCCGGTTGCTCTGTTGTGAACCATGCCGTTGCGAACCGCCATTGAGACAAGGTTCAGCTTATCCGCCAGCGAGGCATTCGCTGCAGGGATCGCCGCAAGCTCCGAAACCGCGTCGACAGTGATCACGTCCACCACCTCAGCATTGACCTGCGCCTTCATCGCCGTTGACATCCCGCCGAGGTCTGTCAAGCCCGCGCCTGCGACACCGATCTCCGCCGTGTCGATCACGATGGCATCCACCACGCCCTTGACCGACGCAACGTCCGCGATTGCCGTGTCGACTTTGCCGTCGACGGTAGCAATGTCCGTGATCGCCGTGTCCACCTTGCCGTCCACCGTTCCGATGTCCGTGATAACGGTATCTACTTTGCCCTCGACCGTCGAAACCTCCG